GTGAAATCTGCTTTTGAGACTTTTATGGATAGCCAGTCCAGCCCTCTTGGTGACTAATGATGGAAAGCAAGACTGTCCAAGACCTAGCCATCGGCGCTGGGGCAATAAGTGCGCCTATGTGGGTGGTCAGTGCGACCGCTTGGGTGGAGTTGGTCGTAATGATCGGCGGCCTTGTTTTAGTAAGCATAAGAATATGGAACGCTATTCAGGAGCGTCGAAATGGAGCCGATTAGCACAGCACTCACCGGGTTGGCCTTGGCTCGTTCTGGCATTGCATTTATCAAAGAAAACTTAAACAGTGTACAGGATGCCGCGCAGATTGGTCAGCAGCTTGCCAGTATCTTTGAAGGCTTTGACCAGTTTAACAAAGAGCGTTACGCGCCAAAAATCGGGTTCAAAGATGTTGCGGATGAGATGATCCAATATCGGATTTTGCAGGAGCAAATGCAGAGTCTTAAGCTGGAAATCAATCTGCGTTTTGGTCACGGTTTTTATGAGAGCATCGTGGCAGAGCGAAAAAAGCGCATCGAGGAACGCGAAGAAAAAAATAAACAAGAAAGAATAAGACGCCGAAAAGAAATAGAAGAAGTCCAAAACATCATGCTTAAAGTGTTTATCGGTGTTGGCTTATCTGCGACCGCCTCAATCATGGTGATATCTAGTCTTTATGTCTGAAATACTGTGCCTGCTTATCACACAAAATTTCACAATGGCTTATATGGATGGACGACCTAGCGTCTATGTCCGTCGATGCACCTACCAATGTGAAAAAAACATTCGCAAAACGCATCAGATTTACGCAGACGACCACTGCCCTAAGCGCATCCGCAAAAACACCCGGTCACTGTATTACAACCGATGAGGTGTTGGCGTGTTTCCCCAAGTTCCCGACGCCCTCAGAATTGGTCGTATCGGTGAGTTGATAACTGCCGCCTCTATTGAGCAAGCTGGTTTTGCTGCCGCCCAAGTTCCACACGAAGGCTTTGACATCGTGTGCTTCGACAATGAAAAGTCGTATCGGATCGAAGTCAAATCAGCCAGCCACCCTATTGACACTAGCTACAGGTTTATGACCAGCCGAGGCAGCAAGTCCAAGAAGCTGTTGTCGTCAGACCATTGCGACATCGTGGCCTTCTGCGCCATTGACCAACGCAAAGTTGCCTTTCGGCCTGTCACCAAAATCACCCTTAAAAAAACTCGCGTCAAACCGCAAGAGTTTGAGGAAAGCGAAATGCTATCGCTCATGCGGGCGATGAAAGAAGTTGATCTGCGGAGAGAAAATGACTGAGCCAGATTGGAACGAGTTCCCCAACTTTAGTCGTAAAGAGATGGAGTGTTCGCACAGCGGCGACGCATATATGTGCGAGACATTCATGCACCGCCTACAATCGTTGCGCGACAAGTTTGGCCCGATGCGGATTACCAGCGCATATCGTAGCCCCAGCCATCCCATCGAAGCATCGAAAGACCTCCCCGGTTCGCACAGCACTGGTCGTGCAGTTGATGTAGCAGTCAGCCACGACAGAGCCTACGCGCTTATTCGTATGGCGACGCAGATGGGGTTCACAGGTATTGGGGTGCAGCAGAAGGGCGGCGGTCGCTTCGTTCACCTTGACGACCTTACGGAAAACGAAACCTTTGATGGCGGCAAGACATTCGCTCGACCGACCATTTGGAGTTACTAGCTACACAGCGATGCAAAAGATTTACCCCTACCAACGCTTAAACAAAATGCGTCGATACAATCTTGTTCGAAAGCAAGAGCGAAAAACCAACAGCACTAATTTTCAACTTTGGAAACGCAATCAGCGGGAGAACCATAATGCTTAACTTGTTACAACCGATTGCCTCACTCGCCGGGCAGTGGATGAGTAACCGTGCAGAGAAGGCGAAAGCAAAACAGGCTTTAGCAGTGGCGAAGATCGAAGCTCAGACCAAGAAAGTGCAGTCAGATGCCGATTGGGAAGGTCAGGCAATGTCGGCATCTCAGGACAGCATTAAGGATGAACTCTGGACTGTCTTGTTCATTTGCCTGATCGTGGCTTGCTTCATTCCGGCGGCGCAACCGTACATCTCAGACGGGTTCAGGTTCTTGCGGGAAGACTGCCCAGACTGGTTGTCTTATGGCATCCTCGCCTCGATAGCTGCCAGCTTTGGCCTCAAATCAATCACCAAGATAAAAGGCTAAAAAACAATTTACGTTTGCCAAAAAGGAGATTTCTACCTACCCTGACATCACCCTGACATCACCCTGACATTCGAGTAGGGAATGAAGGTTTACCCTGACATTACCCTGACAAGGTTATTTATGGTGATGAAAACATTGGTAAATTTTAAGGCTCATAACCTGAAGGTCGTAGGTTCAAATCCTACCCCCGCAACCAACAAATACGTTGTAATTCAACAACTTAACAAAGCCCTCGGTTTTTCGACCGAGGGCTTTTTTGCGTTTTTTGGCCTATTTACCCTGACATTTACCCTGACATTTATTCCTCTGCTAGTCAGAATATGCTAGACAAGAATGATAAGTCATCGTATATTCATAGATGTCGGGGCGGCTTTTGAGAAGGATTGGCTGCCCCGGCGACAACGGAGTTAGTAAAGGAGAAAACTATGACTGGTTATAAAGGCGACGCCGAACTCAAAATAAAAAGAATTAAATAATGTCCACGGCAAAAAAGAAACGCTACTGGACAGGCAATCGGGTTCAGTTGATTGAGCATCGAGGTAAGCCCCATATCTTATGGTACGAGGATGACCGACCGCTTTTGCGCGTTGCAAAAGGAAACACTCTGACCGAACAAAAAGCATTTGCACAAAGCGTCGATGAAGACATGGCTCAAGGCGTCTTTGTTCGTGACAGCCGAACCTTTGAAAACATCTGCGAGGCTTTTCTCGACGAAAGCCGTGAGCAAGTGGTTCGCAGTCGGCGCGGATTGAGTGGACGAAAAATCAGCCACGGTCGGTTTGTTGAACTGGATGGACACATATATAACCACCTAACCAAAGTGCATTTGTCGGACAGGCCATTGCGTAAGTTTATGATGAGCGAAATTGACGCCGCCACGGTCGTGCAGATACGAGCCGAACTTGCCCGACGACTTAAAGGTCAAACCGCCAACAAAGTGCTTGGCACACTCAACCGCATTTGCATCTTCGCAATCGAAAAGGGCGACATGAAGTCGAACCCCGTGCGCGACGTTGACCCTCTGCCCACTGAACCGCGACGCGAAGATTACACACCCACCGCCCAAGAATTGGCATTGGTGATTGGAGCCGCGTCAAAAAGGTACAAGCCAATCATTCAACTCGCCGCGATGACGGGTCTTCGCGTTGGCGAATTATGTGCATTGGAGTGGGGTGACATCGAGGGCGATGTTCTCACAGTCCAGCGGGCGGCGTATCGCTATGAGGTCAAGTCTACGAAGACGCAAAATGGAGTTCGCCGTTTGCGACTGAGCCAACAGGCGCAACAGACGTTAGCTAAATGGAAAGAGATCGCGCCAAAAAGCGTTTACATCTTCCCGACAACGAAAGGTCGGCTCGACAGTCACGACAACTGGCGCAGTCGCGGCTTGCACCCAGCTTGCGAAAAAGCAGGCGTCACAAAATTTGGTTGGCATGGGCTGCGGCGTTTTTACATCAACTCTCTACTGGATAGCGGCGTTGCAGAAAACCATGTGCAAAAGCTAGTCGGTCACGCAGTCGGTAGCAACGTCACCGCCAAGCACTATCGCCGCATCCGCGAGGAGGATGTTTTGCAAGACGGGTTCACAGTGTCACTGCCCAAGGGGTAATTGACCATAATGCGACCACATGACCCGCAATGAACTGCGGTGGGGGTTTGCGGATAGACGCGCCCCCGTGTGGCCTGACCGCAGAAGTCACAGTCAACGAAATCATCGTAGTGACGCGCATAGTCGGTCGAGGCTGTGCAAATCATTTACGCCCCCTCAACTTTTGCAATTCTTTTTCGGGATCAAATGGCTCTTGCTCGGCTTCAATCGCCAGAGCCGCATAGCCGCCAATGTCTAGCAAACTATCTTTATGACCCGGCGTCTCCGCAAGACGCGCAATTTTCGTCAACATAAAAAGCACCGCAACATCTTCGCGGCTAAACTCGACGCCCTTGAATGTCGTCCACAAGTCGGCAATGCGTTGAAAGTTGTCTCTCGACGCGCCGTAAGTTGTGCCACGAGCGTCAATGATAGAGTGCATTTCGCGCAATGCGCTGGCGGCAGAGTTTGGCTCAATACCCATGTGCTGCCACCATAGGGTTGAAGTCTTCCCAGTTTTCGTCGTCAAAACCATCGTCAACGACACTGCCAGTCCCGTCGCAGTTCTCACAATCGACAGAAACTAACCGCAGCTCACCGCCGCGCCACGCGCCATAATCAGCTACGCCGACTTCGCGCTCAACGCGACCTGTCCCAAAACACTCTGGACATTCCTTGTATTTTTGAAAACCAGACATAAAACCCCCGTATCAATTACAGAGGAATAATCAGTCAGATTAAAAGTCCTGTCAAGAATATTCAGTCAAGTCGTCGCCGTGAGCCGATAACAAGGTGTAAGCCCTCGATTTCTTTCTTGGAAATCTTTTGCTTTCGGCTTGGATTGTGTTGACGCACGGTAACACTGCCGTTTTCGAAGGCCACCAACTCCCGCACAAATCCGTAACGATGACTGTCTTCAGTCTTCTCAATGACAACCATTACATCATCGCCGGGTGAAGGCTCGACCTCTGGGGCGACGTAAACGATTTCATTTTGCTTGTAGCGAGGAACCATCTCGTCGCCAACTTGTCGGACTGCATAGGATTTATTTAGTCCTATAAGGAATGGTGGACGCTTAGTCATTACTTCCGTTAGCATAGTCTGACTAAGCTGTATAGGACTATTTGAATATCTAGTATCCGAAACACCGTCGGTTATCAGTCCCAGCAGCGGTAAGTCTGCCGCCAACTGTGACAAGTCGTGCGGCTGTCCGACAGATACAGCAGTCGGCTCTGCTTGTCGTTTTGGATCGTCGATAAAGTCTGCAACAGAACACTCAAGATATTCAGCCAAGGCTTCCAGCTTGCCTGAACCGGGGCTGCGTAAAGCCCCACGCTCGATTTTGCTGATAACTGACTGGCTTACTCCTGTAGCTTCCGCAAGATCAGTTTGGCTCACGCCACGGTCGCTTCTTACTTTGTGCAGTCGTTGATACATCGCTGCACCCCTTTCTTTGTTTTTATTATTGCCCAGTCTCAAAAATTATATTTTAAGACTTACCAAGGGTAGCGTATTCCCAACAAGAATACCACCAGTTTTATTGCATCTTTATTTCAGTAAAAAATGTGAAAATCTGTAGTCCTGTGTTGACTGATAATTCCAAATCGGCATACAAAGATTAGGAATATTCCACGGGGGCAATATGACACTACACGAATTTCTCATCGAAAACGCACTAACCCAGCAAGCCTTCGCAGAAATGATTGGGGCAAGGCAGTCATCTGTCTCCAAGTGGTTGCAGGGCGACAGCCGCCCAAGCTGGGCAATGATCCGCACAATTAAAGAAGTCACCAAGGGATGTGTCACAGCCGACAGCTTTCTTGATGTCCCTGACTTTATGAATGACGGGGACGCGGCTTGACCGTCGTGTTGGGCATAGACCCCGGCGCGTCGGGCGGTCTTGCGTTTTTCAATGTTGAGCGCGGTTTGTTGGATGTTTTCGACATGCCAATCGTATCCGTCAAACGTGGCGGCAAGAATAAGCGCGAAGTGAGCGCACAGATGTTGCAGTCAATTATCGGAGCGCGGCGTGTCCACAATGCCTTTGTCGAAAAGGTTGGCGCGATGCCGGGTCAGGGCGTTTCGTCCATGTTTCAGTTTGGTAGGTCGGTAGGCATGGTCGAGGGCGTCCTCGCCACGCTTCTTATTCCGACCAGCTATGTGACACCGCAGAAGTGGCAGAACGAGGTGGGCGCAAGGGGCGGCAAGGATGCCAGTCGAGCAAGGGCGGCAGAACTGTTCCCAGCGTATGCCGCAAATTTTCAACGAAAGAAAGATGACGGTCGCGCTGACGCTGCTCTTATCGCTTGGTATGGAGCGCAGAAATGAACGGATTTGAACGGCACAAAGAAGCATTTACCAGCAAGTCAAATCCTGATCTGCATTTAAGTGCCTCGACATTCAATATGGCAGTGGACGCAATCGACGTTTTTGTTGCCGAAAAACTCTTTGGCAAGCGCGGCCCGTTTGGTGCGGCTTC